AGGACGCTGGCACGTCGGCTGGTGCACGAGACAAACAACGCTCTCACGCTGGAGCAGGCACGCAGTCGCGTCAGGCATCAACTTGGGCAGTGCGGCGTGAGAAGCCGCAAGTCTCCGCAATGCAAGCGAGCAGCACGCAAGGCCGGTGACGTGCCGAAGATGCCACGTTCGCAAGCTGAACCGTGGACGCCGCACGAGCTAGGCGTGACAGGCACGGTTGGCATCCTGTCGGATATCCATGTGCCATACCATTCCGAGGTGGCTCTAGCTGCTGCGGTTGATTACCTGAAAACCATCGGCATCGACTGCCTGCTACTCAATGGGGACGTTGCAGACTTCTACACAATCAGTCGCTGGCAGAAAGACCCAAAGAAGCGAGACTTTCGTGGCGAGCTGGATGCCGTTATAGGGACGCTGGCTTGGCTGCGAGATCAGTTTCCCGATGCGTCGATTGTCTACAAGGTTGGCAACCACGAGGAGCGGTGGCAGCACTGGCTGTGGCAGCACGCTGCGGAAATCAGCGACCACCCAAGGATGCGGCTCAGCGAGTGGCTGGAGTTTGATGAGCTTGGCATCGAGCTAGTTGACGAGCAGCGGCCAGTGCTGGTTGGCAAGCTGCCAGTGATGCACGGCCACGAGCTGCCGAAGGGGCTCACCAATCCGGTGAACATGGCTCGCGGTGCTTTCCTGCGAACGCTGCACACGGTGCTGGTTGGACACGGCCACAGGACGAGCGGCCACGCCGAGTCCAGCATGTGGCACGACGAGGTGTTCTGCTGGAGCCAGGGTTGCCTCTGCGACCTGACCCCTGAGTACGCACGCATCAATCGCTGGAACCACGGGTTTGCAGTTGTCACGGTGGACAAGGACGGTACGTTTGACGTGGACAACTTACGCATCTCGAAACAGGGGAAGGTTCGCAGCTCATGACATACGAAGAAGACATGGCAGGGACGACGCTGGACGAGAAGAACGCAGCATTGAGGCAGGCAGTAGAGCGGCGGCTATTCGCCAGCCAGGACGACGAGCATCCGGTGCTGGCTGATCCAGAGGACGAGTCTGACGATACCGAAGACCCGATTCATGAGTTTCGCGGCGGCTGGACCGCAGACCTGCCGATCTCCAGCTTTGCAATGCATCAAAGCACCAGCAGATTCTTGCAGCTGCTGGATGAAATTGCCGAGATGCACCGCAGCAAATCACGCGATTACGGCAGCGAGGACGATCCGCTCGCGAATATCCGGCATGGTGCTGATCTGGTGGATATCGAGCCGTGGCGTGGCTGCATGGTTCGCATTGCCGACAAGGTGCAGAGGTTGAGAACGTACTGCAAGACCGGCAGGCTGGTGCACGAAGGCGTGGTGGACACGCTCAAGGACTTGGCAGCCTATAGCCTGCTGGCGATCGTGCTGCACGAGGAGACGCTTGATGAATGACCCAGACGCTCTGCACTGGCTCACCAGCGACGACATCGCACGCATGACGCACAGAGCTAGGCAGGCAGGGCAACCCGGCTGGACAGGCACGAGCGGCACGCTGGCCGCTGACGTGATGCGTCTGCTGGGCGAACGCCAGAGGCTGCTAGTCAAGCTGGCTCACGCTGAGCAGTCGCAGGACGCGATGCACTGGCGTGATTGACCCTGGGGCGGCTGGCTGATGCGAGGCGTGTCCCCTCCGCTGAACGCTCGCCAGCCCGTCCCTGGGTTGCTCTTGGTTTCCTTGGCGGTAGAATCCTGGCATGAACCTAACCGCAGACAATCGGACGCTGATTACCGCCAGGCAAGCCGCCGAGCTTCTCGGCCTCTCAATGGTGCGAGTGCGTCAGCTTTGCCGATCTGGCCGATTGTGGAGCCTAAACGTCAGCAATCGTATGCGGATGCTAGACGCCGCCGAGGTGAGGCGGTTTGCGGAAGATCGTGAAAACGCCCGTAGTTCTGGCACTTTGCCAGGGCCACCGCCTGGAGGATTTGCTCCCGGCTGATTTTTCAAGATTTCCTTGTTGACATGCTCTACCGATGCCGATAGGATACCTAGCAGACGTGAGCGAGTGACTCACGCAGGACACAAACCCAAAGGCCAAACGATGAGCAAAGGCACCACAGTCATCTGGGCAACGACGAGCCACAAGCATCTCCGCACTTTGGTTCGCATAACAAACGAAACTCGCGTTGGTATCAAACAACAGTGGTGCTGGTTTGCGGATGCCAGCATTGCAGGCAGCATCTTAGATGGCACCGTGTTGGCTCAAGAGGCTTACATGGCAGGCAGAATCATCAAGGTGCTGACAAGCCAGTTGCACCATTATATGGACGACGGGTTAGTGTACGCCGCATGACTACACACACGCCCGGCGGCAGGGACGCCGCCGGGTTTTCACAGGGAGGTGAACCATGAGCACAGACATGCTCGCAATCGTGATTGAACTTTGTATCGGAATCCTGCGGCTGATAGAGGCCGCATACAATTGAGAGGCTGAGATGGACGCACACGAGCGAGAGGGAGCCGCTGCGGTGGCTGGTGTTATGGAACTGCATGGCGGTGCGAGTCCTGGCTACTGGGACGGTACACGCCGCAGGTGGAGCGAATGCGATACGGTGCTATTTCGCCATAACGGCGACACGTTTCGCGGTTTTGTTGTAGCTGCGGACTATGGGAGTCAGCGCGACAGCTACACGGTGAGATACCACGTTGCCGGTGGAGGCAGCGAGGTGGTGAGGGTTTTGGATCGTGACATTCTTATCTATTGAGAGGTGACAAATGACTGGTCTCACAACAACTGAGCCGCAACGCGGCTTGGCACTGAGCAGCTTCGATGATGCGTTTCGGTTTGCTGGCATGGTGGCGAAAAGCGATTTCGCACCGAAGGACTTTCGAGGAAAGCCAGAGGCGTGCCTCTTGGCGATCCAGCACGGTGCAGAGCTAGGGCTCACGCCGATGCAGTCTCTGCAATCTATAGCAGTCATCAACGGCAAGCCGAGCATCTACGGCGATGCCGCCAAAGCCTGCTGCCTAGCATCTGCGATCTGCGAGTACATCCGCGAGACGGTGACAGGCGATGGTGAGCAGATGGTGGCGACGTGCGTTGCCAAGAGGCGTGGCAACGCTGAGCCGACTACGGTGAGCTTCAGTGCGGCTGACGCCAAGAAGGCTGGCTTGTGGGGGAAGTCTGGGCCGTGGACGCAGTACCCGAAGCGAATGTTGCAGATGCGAGCCAGAGGGTTTGCGTTGCGTGACGCCTTCGCAGACGTTCTGCGCGGCCTCGTGACTGCCGAGGAGGCTCAGGACTACACGCACCATGAGACGCCCGTGGTGAGCCAGCCAGAGGCTCAGACGGCTAAGGCTGATCCAAAGCCGCCGACGGCAAATGAGGCCGCGATGGCGAAGGCCAGGGCCGCGATCACTACGGCAGACACGCCAGAGGATTTGCGTCGGTTTGCTTTGGCGGTGCACGCTCGCCAAGACGACGGGTTCTATGACGCCGAGCAGGCAGCCGAGCTGCTCGACATGCTGGACGAACGAGCCGACGCACTGGCACCAGCAGAGGAGGTGACAGCATGAGCGACGTTTTAAAGCTGACAGCCTCGCAGATAGGCAACCGCATCTGTGCGTCAGGAATGCTAGAGCTTGGCCTCCACGTCCAGAGCGAGTTGCAGCACATGCGATACCTGCGAGACGAGGTGGCAAAGTTGACTGCCGAGGTGAAGCTGCTCAAAGACCAGCTACCACCAGAGGCAAAGGCTGCGGCGGCTAAAAAGCTGCACGAGGCGTGGCTCAGGCACACACAGAGCAGCGGTGGCGGCAGGCGTGCACCGGCGATATCTGACGGCTAACGCGGCAACGTGTCGCACCCCCAGCGGCACCATCAGGTCAGGGATTTTTCCGGTGTTTGATCTGACGCCGCTGGGGTTTTTTGACTCAGGACCGGCACGCCATTGCCGTAGCGACAGTCTCTTCCTGTGCTGTTGCAGTGGTCGCCTAGCCAGTGGTGGCGAGTAACGCTGGCAGTTGTCGAGTAGGTAGCCTTTTATACGGCGGCAACCGCTGGCCCAGCGTTACAGGGCTAATACACAACCTTGCTTCTAGGAGGCCAAGGATGGCAAAGGTTTGTCTGACGCTACCTGAGTGGTCTGTGGTGGTAGATGCTGCGTGGCTGCGGATTGTCGCGTCTGCCGTCAAAGGATTAGACGCTGCCACAACGTACAAGCGGAGCATGGCAGAGAGAATCAGCGAGGAGATTACTGGAGCGGCTGGCGAGATGGCCGTTGCCAAGTGGTCTGGCCGGTTTTTTGTTCCGAGCGTCAACACGTTTCACCGTGTACCTGACTGCCTTGGCAATGTAGAGGTTCGCAGCACGAGGCACAGCGACGGCCATCTGATCGTCAGGGATAATGACGCAACAGACAGGCGGTATGTGCTGGCGATTGTTGCCAGTGACGTGACGCTGGCAGGTTGGATAACTGGAGAGGACGCTCGACGGCCAGAGTGGCGACGAGCCAGCCAGAGGAGTAACCGCCAAGCATGGTGGGTTCCGCAGAGCAACCTGCTAAGAATGGATGTGTGGTGATTTGCTACAATGAACGCACGGCCTGCTAGCCGTATCTTCCCGCCATTGTGGCGAGAGATCAGCAATAAAAAACGTCCGGCTGTAGCAGCAGCTAGTGGCGAGCCGGGTGACTGATCTCCCCGGCTCGCCCAGGACGCTTTCAGGAGTTAGAGACATGGCCGGAGAATGGGTAAAGATTCGCCGTGGCCTTCGGCAGCATCCAAAAACGATTCAAGTCGCGCGGCATCTCGCCGTAAACCGTGCCTTCATTGCCTGGTGGTCCGACCCAGTGCAATACGGATGCCGTCACAGCGTCACGGAAATCGTCACGTTTGCGAACGTGACGCGCGTCACGGTGTGTGCGCTCGTTGAGTTGTGGTGCGTGCTGAACGAGGTGATTGGCGAGGATTGCCACGTCGCAGGAATGACCATCACAGACATCGACGACATGGTTGAAGTTCCTGGGTTTGGCGAGGCTCTCTTGGCGGTTGGGTGGGTTGCCGAAAACGACGAAAAAGGCCTGTTTTTCCCGAACTTTCTTGAGCACAACGTGCCGCAGAAAACTCGGCCAGAGGCAAAGACACCTGCTCAACGAGCCAAGGAATATCGCGAGCGAAAGAAACAATCCGAGGCGCGTCACGCGCGTCACGAATCGTCACGCAGAGAAGAGAAGAGAAGAGAAGAGAATATAATTACCACGACGCCGACCTCAAACGGCGCAACTACCAAGGCGAGCAGCAAGCCAGCAGAATCGTCAGCGTCGTCTGATTTTGTCTCGGACGATCCCAGAGAGTGCTGGGAGGCCTTCAGGGACGCCTGGACGGCCTGCAAGCGTGCTGCACCTCTTGGGACAGCCTTAAACGCTATCGACCCGCCTAGGGCCTATCTGGACCTCTGGCGAGCTGGTGACGCAAAGGCGGCTCTAGCGGCTCTCAGTCAGCTAGGCGAATGCCGGTTCTTTGAGAAGCCGATCAGCCTTTCACAGTTTCTCAACGTGTGGCCGAAGATTGAGGCTGGCGGCTACCGCGAGCGGAAGGGTTCCACGAGCAGCAAGGCTGACGACAAGCCGCCACCTGAGCGGTGGCTCGACAACTACCAGCCAAGCAACTACCGGCGACCACGCGAGGTGATGGAACTGGCTTCCAAGATGAAGAGGGCCGAGTGATGGCAATCCGCAGCAATGACGAAGTGTGCGAACTGTGCCTCCAGCAGGCGTGGCGTGACGATATCAACGACCGCACACGCTGGGTGCTTGAGTTGGCAGCCAAACGAATCAACCGATTGAACCGCCGGTGCCTGCGGCTCAGTCATCAGCTAGAGGTGGAAGAGGCACGCAAGGAGGCGACAGAATGTCACTGGTTTCAGAACTGGCTGCACGGCCTGATTTCGAGAGCATATGGAACAGCGGCATCAGCCTGGCTGACATTGCTCTGCGGCTGGGATGCAATCGTCAGACAGCACAGAAGGCTGCAAGAAAACTTGGCCTCGTGCATCCGACGGTACTGGAAATGAGAGCGATGGATCGTGCACCAAGCGAGGCCGAGGAACTGCTCAGCCAGGAATCGCTTGATCTGGCACCGACAGTGGCGGCTCGTGCCGAGTTGATAAAGCAGGAACTGTTTGACTCGATGCGTGAGGGACGACCATCGAAGTACACACTGCGGCGGTATAGGAAGAAGAGCCGATGAATGCACAGGTGCGAGCAATCGCCGCTGATCCGCAGTTCCTCGTGATGTTTAATCAGGGAATGTACCGCAAGGAACTGGCCGAGCATTACGGCTGCAAGCCAAGGACTATCGGCCAGGTCTACGAGTACATGGGGCTCACCGGCATTGCTAAGGAAGACCGTGCACCGACTCCAGAGGAGGAGACGCTCAGCATGTCCTCGCTGGAACTGGCACCAACTATCGCAGCTCGTGCCAAGGTTGCTAGGGAACTGTACTTGCAGAAGCTCAGAGACGAGCCTCTACTTGTTACCCAGAAACGGGTGCAAGAATGGCGAGCAACGCAGCTCTGACGTTCACGGTGCGAGGCAATCCGGTGCCGCAACCAAGGGCACGAGTGACGGCTCGTGGCAAGTTTGCACATGCCTACACGCCGAAGGCTCATCCTGTGCACGACTACCGCAAGGCGATTGCGGTTGGTGCGGCTGCGTTTCCGGCCATGTGTGGTGAACTATCAGAGCAACCAATCAGCGTGACAATCAAGCTGACATTTGAGCGTCCACCATCGCACATGAACAAGTCAGGCATAAAGGCAACTGCACCGAGGCTGCCAAAAGCTGACGTGGACAACGTGGCGAAAGCGGTGCTTGATGCTATCAACGGCGTTGCCTGGCACGACGACAGCCAGGTTGCGGAACTGATCGTGCGGAAATCCTACGGCACTGCTGGTGCCACTGAGGTGACGATTGCCGAGCTTCCTTGAGACCTTCGACCTGCACTGGCGTGAGAAGCTGGCCTTTCGTGCGGAGACATTCCGCAAGGCTATTGAGCTGCTACAGCAGCGACCGCACCAGCACGTCATCTGCGAGACTGGTTGTATGCGTGTCGAGCCGACGCAAGAGGCAGCCAAGAATGATGGCAGCAGCACGATGCTGTGGGACGCATACGCCAACCACAGCGACGGCGTTGTCTACTCGTGTGAGCTAAGCCATGAGGCGGTGCACATGGCCGCAGAACACGTCAGCGACAAGGTGACGTTTTTCGTTGGCGATTCTGTGCAGCGTCTTAGGCTGGTGCCACGGCCAATCGACCTGCTCTATCTAGATTCGTTCGATCTGAGCTGGCAGAACCCGCATCCATCTGCGTTGCACCACTTGGAAGAAATGGCGAGCATCTCTCCCATGCTGAAGCCAGGTGCGTTGGTGCTGATTGATGACTGCGGACCAGATGGCGGCAAAGGGCTTTACGTTGCAAACTGGCTGCACCGCGTCGGTGCAAAGCCAATCCTGCGACACTACCAGTACCTGTGGCAGATGCCGTGAAACTAGATATCGCACAAGAGCTGCACGACCTGGCTGAGCGTGACGACGTTGACGAGCCAACAAGGGAAACGGCTGCAAAGCTGGCTGGGTATGAAGCGAACCGAGTCACGCAGCGAGCGGATAGATATTCGCCAGACGATGTGCATCCTGTCGATGACGAATGGCGAGAGCTGTTTGATGAGGTGACAGCAGAAGGAACGAAGCGTGCTGCCGACATGACGATTGTTGTCTGCGGCATGGCTCGCAATATCGCAGGCGTGTTGCCTGTGACGTTTCACCGCATTGGCGAGATAGTCAAAAACTTTGGTGACTACGGCGTGGTAGTCATCGAGAACGATTCGACTGATGGCACTAAGCAGGTGCTAGAAAAGTTTGAAAAGGAGAACCCCGGCCATGTTATTTGCGACTGTCAGAACTACGGTTGGAAACATCTGCACGGCTTTGAGCCAGAGCGTGTCGAGCGGTACGCGATGCTGCGGAACAAATATCGTGAGATTGCCAGGGATCACTGGCCGCACGCTGATGCTGTTTTGTGTGTTGACTTGGACTGCTGGGGTGGCTGGAGCGTCCCAGGTCTGCTCAACGGAATCGGGTGGCTGCACCGCTACAAGTCAGCAGCGTGCATGTCGTCAATCAGCCTGTTCGAGCATCACTTCTTTGCGGACGGTGCTGCGTGGGGCCATTACGATACCTGGGCGTTGCGTGTCCACGGTTGGGAAGAGGGTATCAAACCGTGGAAGTCGCTGTGGCTCCCGCCTGCGGGTTCGCTGCCGGTGAATGTATACTCGGGCTTTGGGGCCGCTGCGCTATATCGGCCAGCGGCCTTTTATGCTCACGAGTATTCAAGCGACAGCGGTGACATTGAGCACGCAGGGTTGCATCGCTCGATGATTGCAGACGGCTGGGATATCTACCTGAACCCGTCGCAGCGTTCACTCATGGTCTGGCTCACGGATGATGCCGATGCGAGGAAACACGACGGCGATTGACGTGCAGATGCTCAGGATGCAGTGGTCTAGCCACTCGTCTATGGCATCTATTTGCATGTTCTGGACGGTCAGCCGCGATCAGCTCATCAGGCTGCGTGACGTGTACCAGCTACCAAAGCGGCACGACAGGCGAGCCAGGAAAAAGCCCGAGCGAGAACCTGAACCGAGCCGAGCTGAACAGCGAGCATCCAAGGCAACGCTCAACCTGGCACCAAAGGTGGCGAAGCGAGCCGCGATGGTGCAGGCAACGTGGTCTGACGCCACTCGCCAGGCTCGTCACTGGCACAAGCCGCAGCTATTCATTGTGCCGCCTGCTGGTATCGACATCGAGCCAGAACCGGAATCTGAGTGACTGCAAGGGTGCGAGGCGATTTGAGATGATGCGGAAAAGGAGAGCCGAAACGATGAACATTTTTGAGAAACTCAAACTGCTGGCCGAGTGGTCGCCGCTGCTCACGTTTGCACAGGAACTCGCCTCAGAAGAAGACATGCACGCGAAGGCCGTCATCGTCTCCGAGGCTCTGGAATGGGTTGCTAGCCGCACCGAGATGGAATGGGATGACGAGCTGACGAGCCTGCTCTCAGATATCCTCGTCAGCGAGGAAGGCGAGGCACTGGTGCGATGGATTCTCGACAAGATGCAGGTAGAAAACAATGACGATTGAGCCAATGCAAATGCTTGCAGTGCTGGCCGCTGCTGCTCTATTGCTTGCACCATATGTGCCAGCCGTCATCAAACGGCTGCGAGCCGCTGTGGCGTCATTGCCTTCGGTGCCAGCCGCCAAGGATGGCATCGGCACCGATGACCTGACAATGGTGCTTGATCTTGCCAACCGCCTGCGGCGTGACGGCAACGAGCCAGCCACAGAACTCGCCAAGCAGCTACTCGACGCCATGCTCACGGTGCAGAAATGAACATGCGAACGATCGCGGCTCTAGGGATTCTCTACATTGCGTTCGCTGGCATGCCTGACATCAAGCTGCCAGACATCACACCGCAACCAGTAACGCCAGCAGTCAAGGAACCTACCGTGCTGATGCAAAATGCCGTCGCTGACGTTGCGGAAATCTGCGAGTCAATGGAAGCGTTTGATCGGCTAGTTTGGATGGCGACATGGGAAGACGCGGCCACCATCATCGCTGGCGAAAATGACGACGTTGAGGTGACGTTTGAAAACACGCTGGGTTTTCGTGCGTTTATCTCGTCAGTATTTGACGTTGCATGGCGTAGGCTCGCCAATGCCAGCGGCAAATACCGTGGACTAGATGCCGCAGTTGAAAAGGCTTTCAACACGATTCTCGGCAACGAGGTTCGGCCATTCTCGGAGATGCTGGCCGAGGATAGCGTCGAGCTGTGCGAGGCACTCGCCTGGGCCGGTGCACGAGGTGAGTGATGGCGTGGAATCCTGAGAGCGAATATGCCGCCGGGTTTCGTGGCGTCTACGTTGACGCTGACGCTCGTGAGCGGCTGGTGCAGCTCATTGAGTCAGAGGGCCAATCGGCCGACGGTGGCGAATCCTGCCAACGCTACGGCCTTGTAGGCAGTGGTGCTGGCAAACTCTCCATGCCGTTTCACGTCATCGAGCAAGTCTTTCCTGGCTCGCTGCCAGCATCTGCTCAGGACAGAGGCGACTGCGTGAGCCACTCAACACGCAATGCCATCCTAGGCTCGCTTGCCTGCGAGATAGCAGCAGGGACGGCAGACGAGCAGAGCGGACAGATCGAAGGCGTGCCAGAGCTGCCAGAAGCTGGAAGGCTCGACGGCGTGCTATCCACTGAGGCGATCTACTGGTGGCGTGGACATGGTGGCGACGGCTGGAGCTGCGATCACGCGGCCACGGTTGCGATGCGGCAGAGCGGCATGTGGCTGCGGAAGGACTATCCAGAGGTAGGCATCGACCTGACACGCTACAGCGGCAGGACAGCAGGCAAGTGGGGTTCACGCAACCCGCCTGCGGATATTAAGGCAATCGGCCAGGATCACTTGGTACGCACCACCACGAGGGCTCGCTCGTTTGAGCAGGTGCGTGACCTGCTCGCTAACGGCTACTGCATCTCATCCTGCGGTGGCGAATCGTTCAGCAACAAGCGAGACGAAAACGGCGTTTCCTCTCGCACTCGTGGCGGCTGGGCTCACGCGATGGCTTACCTAGGATGCGACGACAGAGACGAGACAAAGCAGAAATACGGTGACGCGTTAGTGCTGGTGCAGAATAGCTGGGGCAAGCGTTGGAACAGCGGCGGCACTCGCGTGATGGGAACCGGCATCGACATCGCCGCTGGTTCGTTTTGGGCTCGCTGGAGCGACATCCGCAACCGCTACGCTATCGCATTCTCTGGCCTCGCTGGATGGCCTCCGCAGCGGTTTGATCGCTGGTTCAGAGCAGGAGTGTTTTGATGCGTTACATGCTGCCACTGTTGCTGATCGTTGCAGGTTGCAACGCTCCTGGCGTTGTGAATCGTGCTGACATCATTGCAGCCCTTGCCGTGCGATATGCGGCTGCAATCGTCAATCAGGACAAAGAGCCAGCACCGACGCCAGATGTGCCGTCTGAGGGCTGTGTGGACGGCTGCCGATGCAATGGCACTGGCGAAGAGAAATCCGGCGACGGTTTGGCGATTGTGCCGTGCCGATGCGAGGACGATTGTGAGTGCAAAGCAGCACGAGCTGAGCCTGAACCTGTGATTGCTGACGAGCCGCAGCTTGTGCCGATCACATCGAGCAGCTCGTGCGAGAGTGGAAACTGCCAGCCACAGGGGGTGAGACGTTGGAGGCTCTTTCGCAGATGAACTTCCGAGACAACCTCCGCAACGAGGTATGGCAACGCTTGCCAGCCAGCAAGCACTTGCTGGGACGCAACAGAGTCAATCGGCTGATCGACCGTGCGATCGGTGCGTGGCCTGTGCCGATTTTCAGCAACTGCGACAGCAAGGAAGAGCGATTGCTATTGGCAGACGCCTACGCTCACCGGCTGGCGCGTGCTGAGTTTGGCAGCGTGATGGTGCTGCTGTTCATCGGATTGGCTACTGCACTGGTGCAGGTTCTGCTCGAATGGTGGTTGCTTAAGCCTGCCTACCGCATTGACTTCAGCTATTGGAAACAAGATTTGACGAGATCGCCATGAGTACCAAAGACGCCTACAGCCTTGCCAGCCGCATAATCGAGCGTTGGGGTTTCCCGGTGCTGGTATCTCTTGCTGTTGGCTTTGTGCTGAGAAACGACGTGCTGCTACCGCTGGTGGACGCACACGAAACATTTCTAAACGAACTCACCGCATCGCAGAGAGAGCTTGTCGAAGCCATGCAGGAACAGACGCGACTGCTTTACGCTATGCAGCCACGCACGGCATCATTCAGACTGCAAGACGACACGCCGCAGAACTAAGATGAAACGCGACAGGATAGCCACGTTCGTTGCCGTGCTTGCCGTGGCGGCAATCGCAATCGCAGCAGCGTTTGCGTCAATGATTATGATAGGCTAGCCGCAAATCACTACTCTACGGACGCTCCAGATGAGCCCGATGAATCACCGACTGCTGGTTCCCCGCAAGACGCCAGGTCTGCTTGACTTGGTGCCGGGAGCCGCAGCCGCCTACAGCCTTCGCAGCCTGAGCCGGTCCTACGCTGGTCCCGTCGTCACGGTGCGGCGTAGCAGCGACGACGCGGAGGATGGCTTCACAGCGGCAGAGGTTGCCGATGGGACGCTTGCTGCTTTCTGCGGTGCTGGGGATGGGTTTGTTTACCGCTGGTGGGATCAGAGCGGCAACGCAAACCATGCAGTCGCAGCAGCAGATGCGAACGAGCCGAAGATCGTAGACAGCGGAGTTGTCGTCACAGAGGAAGGCAAGCCAGCGTTGCAGTTTGATGGGACGGATGACTATCTGAGTTTTGTATCCACGATAACTGTTAGCCGGTACACAAATATTGCTGTATATGCAAACAATGCAATCAAAACCTCCGCTATCATTGGGCTTGATAACGGGCAGTCGCTTGGAATGTGGAGTGATCAACGGATTTATGAAAACAACGGCATACTTAGTCAGTATGTAAGCACACTTTATCCGTTTGATGAAGAAATGCACATCGTAAGCATCACGAAATCTGGCGACACTCTCGCCGACTTTGAATGCCACAAAGACGGCGTGCTTCTCGCCGCATATACAGGGACACCATTTGTAAGCATCTCGCTTAAGTATATAGGAGGAAGGCTTACCCCTGCCGCATACTTTGACGGCACCATCTCTGAACTCATCATCTACCCGTCCGACCAAACCGCACAGCGTGAACTCATCGAAGGCAACATCGCCTGGAGCTATAGCGTATGAGCCTCGCAGCCAAACTCCCCTACGATCATCCCTTCGCTGGCGGCTTCAACGGCATCGGTTCGCAGCCACTGCCCACCGACGCCGATGCACTGGACTACCTTGCACGGGTCAAAACGGCTGACGGTGCAGGCGTTGAGCAGGGTGTGGCGATGGCGGTGGATGGGTTTGTCAAGGGGTGCAAGGCGGATGGCATATGGGATGCCATCAAGGCCAGTTGCATCATGGCGGGTGCGAGGACGTTGACGGGGGCACTGGTGCCGTTGCGGCGTGGCACTGAGTTGTGGGATAGCGCAGCAAGCGTGACAGTTGCTGACGCTGGCGGTTCAGGCGGCGAGTGGAATCCGCTGACGCAAACAATGTCGAACGCCTCTGGTACGCTGGTTTACTTCCCTATTTTTACGTTCGCAAGCATCACGGCGACAGCCGGAAGGCAATATAGGATTACTGGCACGTTTTCAGGGGATCATACTGAAGTAAGCAGGATCACATTCGGCGGCGTGGATACCAACTACCCCGCTTCATCGTCATCCTCGTTTGACTTTACGATCACGGCGGCTTCCAGCGGACCTCTTGCGATAAATCTTCAGGGCTCTGCCGCCCCATCGTCAGTCACTATTGAATCGTTGTCCATCCGTGAAGACTTCACGCCAACGCCGTACAACCTGACGAACTTCGACTACGACCGCAGCACGGGGCTGAAAGGGGACGGGAGTACGACGTACCTGGATAGTGGCAGGGCGGGGAATGCGGATGGCGAGTATGACCGGCATGTGTCTGTCTTCGTTGACGACAGAGGAACAAAAGGAGGCGGAGCGAGGTATATTGCTTCGGGAACCGGTAATACAAACGACACATTTATAAACAATCTAAGTGCAGGGTCAGTCATATCTGCTGTAAGCAACCCGTCGTATGATACAGTCGCATATTCCGGCGGCGGGTTTCTGGGGTCGAAGCGATCTATCTCCACTTCGTTTGACTTCCGGGTTGGCGGCACGACCACGCCATTTAGCAGGACGAGCGGAACGCCAAACGCCGAGAACTTTGGTATTTTCTGCCAGTCCATCGGTAACCTAGCCTTTTCCGACGCCCGCCTCGCCTTCTACTCCATCGGCAGTGCAATCAGCGACCTCGCCTTGCTGGACACCCGAATCACGGCATACGTCGCAGCGGTAGCCGCCGCCCTGGCGTAACATAGGAACCAACCATGCCCGAAGACATCGAACCACCACCGCTGCCCGAGAACCCGCAGACGCTCGCCGACGTTCTGCCGTTCCTGCCATTGCCATATGACTACGCCAGTCAGTATGCGTGCGTGTTCAGTGCTGAGTTGGCTGACCGCCTGCTGGCCGTGCAGGAAGACGGTGCCCGGTTCCGCGTGACGCCGCGTGCCCTCACTGACGGCACATTTATGATTCGGGGTGCGATCCTCAGTGAAGTGCCGAACGGTCTGTATGGCGGGAACTTTGCCCGCCTAGATGCCAGCCGATTCGATGAGATCGCACTGGTCCCGTGGGCCGAAGCGGTGGCGTTGCTGCCGCAGCCAGACCCGGTGGAGCCGTAAGAAAAAGACGGCATCTTTTCTTAAGGAGTGACCGTAGATTGACCGTCTGGGGACATGTCCCTAAACAACCAGATTTGCGACATATCGCAGGAACGTGTCGCAGAGAGTAACGCTATATGACACAACGCCTGAGCCGGAAGCGGCGCGCCCTACGCCGTAGTAGAGAGCCGGTGATGGCAGGGGACGAGGCGTAAGCAGCCCGACAACGGCTTGGCAACGATGGGACCGTCCTCGCTGGCTTCGCAAAGCAGTAGCAGAGCAGGCGACAAACCAGATACACTGAGCAAACCCTAGGAGGTTACGAACAATGTCAGAAGTTGATATCGTCCGCAGGGACAAGAGCGTATCTGTTACGCTCGCCACTACCACCAGCTCTGCGTCCACTGTGCGGCTAGAAGATGCCGCCGGTGCTATTGTGTCATTTGGCACCATGCACACCAGCAGTGCGACTATCCACGTCTATGGCTCAGCCGAAGAGGATGGCCCCTACCGTCGCCTCTACGATTCTGTAGGCTCGCCTGCCAACATCACGCTGCAGCCAAGCACAAGCGTCGGTTCCATGTACGCTCTGCCTGATGCCATCTTCGCTCTGCCGTATGGCAAGCTGGTGAGCGGTGATGCCTACAGCACTGGCGTCAGCGGCACAATCATGTTCAAGAGCTAAGGACGCACCACAATGGCAGTCAGCGGCACGATCAACGTCAGCATGAGCTTTGTGGACAGCACCACGTCTAGCGGCGTCGTGTCAGAGAAGAAGGCCGCACTGTCGTCTGCTGACGCCTACACTAGCGGCAAGGTGGCCGTTGTCAGCGGCACAGTAGGCACAGCAGTGCAGAATATCGACCTGACTGATCTCGGCTACCGTGACGCCGCTGGCGAGCTGGTGACAATCTCAACAGTGGATCGCTGCGGCTTCGTCTCAGACAATGAGGCATTTGTCCAGTTTGTGGACATTGATATCAAGCTGCACGCCACCGACAACCACATGGCCGTGACGTGCGTGCACAACACGGATGACACGGTGAACGTCTACACGACGAATGGCACATCGTCCTACACGCTCTTGCTCTTTGGTGACTGATGCCCCCGCCTGCCTATGCCAAGTCGCATTCCTAGATACCGCCCCCCCCGCATAGCAGGACGGCCAAAGCGTATCGAAGACAGGCCCAACGCTCACCAGCGTGGTTATTGCGACAAACGCCACAAGGCGTGGCGGCTTGCTGTGCTGACTAGGGATGGTTGGCAGTGCCAGTCTTGTGGCAGGATATGCAGCGGCAAGGGTGAGGCTCACGCTGACCATAGGATTCCAGTTGTCGCATGTCCAGAGCGAAGATATGACGTGACGAATGGTCAATGTCTCTGCGTTGCCTGCCACGCCGCAAAAACTCGTCGCGAGCAAAAATCCGGCAAAACTTTTTAGAAAAATCGCCAAAAATCTGCGTAGAAAACTTTTTTCGGCAGCGAGGGATTTTGGCGGCTGGAAAACTCCGGCGGGGAGGGCGGCTGAAATCGTCGGGGATTTGGGAAATGTAAAC